ACTGGCGAAGACAGGGACGTTGCTCAAAGGTCAGCTCGGGCAGTTCATCAATGACCGGGCGTTGTGCGAGATCCAGTGGTTGAAGAACCTCCGGCAACATGCTGGCCAGTACGACCCGGACATCCTTGCAGGCATCCCTGACGAGCGGTCGCATGTCTACCCCCGGGACACCAAGGTCAAGATCAAGGGCGGAGTAGCCAAGTTGATGGAGATGATGTTTCCCAGCCAGGACCGCAACTGGGCACTCGGGGTTTCTCCCAGCCCGTCGATCCCGCAGGAAGCCCTGCAGAACATCCTCACCACCCTGCAGCAGTCCGGCCAGCCGATGAGCAGCGATGCGATCGAGCGAGAGGTCAGGGCCTTCGCCGAGGCGAGGAAGGGCAAGATGGAGATTGAGATCGCCGACCAACTTTCCGACGCCGAGATCGATTACCCTCAGCTTTGCAAGCGGGTGGTGCGCAGCGGTTACATCTACGGCTTCGGCGTTGCCCGCAGCCCGATGGTCCGCACTCAACAGGAGCGGGTCTGGGAGGCCGACCCAGTATCTGGTGCCTATGTGGCCAAGACCAAGACGGTCAAGCGGCCATACCCGGAAAGCCTGCGGATCTGGGACTTTTACCCTGACTTGATGGCCAAGACCTGGACCGATCAGGATATGGTCTTCGAGCGGGTGGTAATGACTCGACATGATTTCCGAGGGCTTACTAAGCGCAAAGGGGAGGACTTCATCGCTCCGCTGGTCAAGCAGTATCTGAGGGACCACCCGCATGGTAACTACACCGCCAAGACCTACGAAACCGAACTGCAGCAGCTGGCCAAGACTGCCAACCTCTCCGACCGCACCGCGCGTCGGTACGAAGTCTACCGGGGCCTCGGATTCATCTCAGCACACAGCCTGGCCGCAGCCGGAGTAGATATCAAAGAAGATGAGATGGATGAGGATGTCTTCGCCGATCTGTGGTTCATCGACGACGTAATCATCAAGGCCCAGAAAGCAGCATTCGGTGAGCGGCCGTCCGACCAGTACCACGCTTTTATCTACGCCGAGGATGAGGACTCCGGGTTGACCGGCGTCGGCCTGCCGGAAGAGGTCAGGGATTCCCAGATGTCGCTCTGCGTCTCGCACCGGATCCTGAAAGATAATATGGCTGCATGCGCCGGCCCGATCCTTGAGGTCAACAAATCCTTGCTCGCCACCGGGCGCAAGAACATCGGTGCGATCCATGCCTTCATGACCATCGAGCGGGAAGGCGACGGCATCGACGCCCAGTACCCGGCGGTGCGAGCGATCGTCACCCAGTCGCACATTGCCGACATCCTCAACGTCATCCAGATGGAGCGGCAGCAACTCGACATAGAGAGTAACCTGCCGGCGTACACCATGGGAGCGATGCAGCAGCAGCCGCTCGGAGAGGCGTTCCGGACCAGTAACAACATGAGCATGATGATGGGCTCGGCCAACATGGTTACCAAGGACACCGTCCGGGCCTTCGACAAATTCACTACCAGCCTGATCGGTTCGCTGCTGAAGTGGAACATGGAGTTCAATCCGAACGAGGAGCTGAAAGGTGACTACCATGTCGTCGCCAAGGGCAACCTGTCGCTGGTCGCCAAGGAAGTCCGCGGTGCCGCCCTTGACCAGTTCGTTACTACTCTGACCGATGAGGAGCGGGCTATCCTTGACACTTACGGCTTGCTGATCGACCGACTCAAAGCCCGCGATCTTCCTGTCGACCGGCTGCTACCGGAGGACGAGGCCCGTCAGGTCCTGCAGAGCATGAGAGAAGCCGCCTCGCAGGCCTCACAAATTGAGCAGGGGCTGACCCAGGCCAAGACCGCCAAGGAGTCGGCAGCGGCCGAGAAGACTAGCATGGACGCGCAGGTGGTGGCGATGTCGACCGAGGCGACGATCCAGGAGATCCTATCCCGGGTCGAGAGTAACCTGGCCAATGCCAAGTCGGCTGAGGACAGGAACCAGTTGGAAAATCTAAAGACACTGCTGTCGACGGCAGTACAAACGAAGGGGGGAAATGGTGCACAAAGACCGAATTAAGGAAATCCAAGACATCTTGGTATCTTACAAGGACATGGAATCTATGATCCTGCTCCGTGAGATGATCACGCTGCGCCGAGAGCAGCATCGCAACCGGCTCGAAGGCGAAGAATCGCCCGAAGTGCGCGGCAGAGCGAAAGAATGTAAGGATTTGCTACAACTTTTTGATTGACAAATCATGTAAATTATTGTTACGCTTCCTACAAACCCGGAGAAATTTATGCCTGACACTGAAACCATTGAAGATAACCTTGAACCAGACGCCTTCGATCTGGCGTTCGAGGCCGCGGCCGGCCAGGATTTGCCGGACCTGCCACCTGAACCTGAACCACCCCCCGAACCCCAATCCGCTGAGCCGGTCGCAGGCACCACTGATTCCACTGCTGAAGGCGAGGCGGGTTCTTCAACGTCCCCTCCAGAGCCGGCACCTCCTGCTCCTGAACCGCCAGCACCTCCCGCTCCCGAACCTCCGACCGCACCCAATCCGCCCTCGGCACCCGAGCCGCCTCCGGCTCCGACAACCGTCGACGACTCGTTCACCGAAGACGAACAGGCTGCCTTTGACGAGGTCGCTGCCAACTTCACCGAGGTCTCGGCAGCCATCAAGGCCACCCAGCGGGTCATGCTTGCCAAGATGGAGAACATGGTCGAGAAGCGGGTCGCTGACGTCCTTGCCAGGTTGGCACCAGTTGCTGCGGTCGCCCAGAACGTAGCGTACACCAAGTTCAAGGACGAGGTGCACAAGGTTCACGCCGATGCTGAGCAGTTACTGCCCGAGGTTGAAGCCTGGATTTTGACGCAGCCGGAGTTTTTGCAGGAAGCCTACAACAACGTCCTGGACAGGGGCACAATAGAACAGACCATCAAGCTGTACAATGTGTTCAAAAAGGAGACCGGCAGCGCACAACCTCCGCCTCCTCCTGAACCACCGAAAGATCCTGAAAAGGAGAAGAGGCTTAACGCTCAGGAAGGTGTGCGCGGGCGCCACACCGGCGGGCGAGCCGCAGTTGACCCCAACGATTTCGACGGGGCCTTTGAGAAGTTCGCCGCGACGGCGTAACCAAACCCAGCCAGAGGAGGACGAATTATGTTAACAGCTTATGGGGATATTTCCCCGGCAGTAGCAGCAAGCGCGGCGGTAGAAATGTTGAAGAGAGGTCAGCCGCATCTGGTCATTCAGCAGTTCGGCCAGTCCAAGCCGCTCGGCAAGAACCAGACCAACACCCAGAAGTTTCGCCGGTATGAGCGTCTGGCCGCAGCCACCACCGCCCTGACCGAGGGCATCACCCCGACCGGCAGTCAGCCGACCGTTACCGATTACACGGCGACCCTTGCCCAGTACGGTGACTTCCTTGAACTGACCGACGTGATCGCCGACCTGCATACCGACCCGGTGCTGATGGAATACTCAGCGATGATCGGCGAGCAGGCCGCCCTGACGGTTGAGACGGTTGCTTTCGGCATCCTCAAGGCCGGCACCACCTTGTATCGGGCCAACGGCTCGGCCAGAACTGACATCAACACCCCGCTCACCCTCAACCTGCAGCGCAAGGCCATCCGTGGTCTTAAACGGCAGCTGGCTCGGCCCTTCACTTCGAAGATTTCCAGCTCTGCGAACTTCAACACCGAGTCCGTCCCCGCTTCGTTTGTCGGTCTGATCCATCCGGATCTTGAGACAACCGTCCAGGGACTGCAGGGGTTCAAGGACGCAGTCGACTACAAGGCCACCTACGAGAGTGAGATCGGCGCAGTCGGCAACGTTCGCTACATCACCTCGACAGTCTTCGAGGCCTGGGCTGATGGCGGCGGGGCTAAGGCAGGATCTGGCACCACGATGATCTCTACCACTGGCACCAACGCCGATGTCTATCCGGTCATCTACCTCGCCCCTGACGCTTTTGGCCTCGTGCCTCTCAAAGGCAAGAGCGCCATCTCCCCGATGGTCCTCAATCCGAACGTCCCGCGTGGCGGCGACCCCCTCGGCCAGCGCGGCTCAGTAGGTTGGAAGACCTACTTCACGGCAGTTATACTTCAACAGCTTTGGATGGCCCGCTGCGAGGTGGCCGTTCCCGAACTGTAATTTCTGACCTTCAATGCGGGGGGCAACCCCCGCTCTCTTTAAGGAGAATAGATCATGGATAAACAATACGCACAGTCCGGCAAGATCACCGTAGCCAACCCGGCCGCGGCGGTCACTGTCACCCTCGGGTTCGAGCCTCGCTATGTCCGGGCGGTGAATGTCAACAATGTCGTTACCTACGAGCACTGGACAGGCATGGACGACGGCACGTCGTTTGACACCGCTACCGAGCTTTCCCTCAACGCCGCCGGCGCAATCACGCTGACCAGCAACGGCTTCACGCTGGGGCTCGACATCTGCGACACCGCAGCCGATGTAGTTTACTGGCTGGCAATCCGCTAAACCTTTAGTCCAGGGGAGTAACCTCTCCGACGGAGGAAGTTATGAGAGTACGAGAACTGACCACGAACAGGGTAATCACCGAAGAGATCATGACCGCCGCCGGCGGGATGCCACCGATCGCAGGCGTCAATGCGACAGCGGCAGAGCTGAACCAGGCCGCTGATCTGTCGGCCCAGGTAGGTATGGCTCCAGGCGCAGGCTTTGCCGGTACCGGCACACTTTACAAAGCCTCGGTTGTCAAGCATGGCGATGTAATAAAAACCGAGATCGTCATTGACCTGACCGGTGCAAAATCATCTACTACCGATCTTGATATCATCGGGCTTTTGGGGGTATCGCATATCGGCCAGTTCACCGCCGCGGTGAACGGCACATGCATGGGCGGGAAGATGACTTGTCTGGAAGTGCCTACCGGAGGCGTAGTGGACATTGATCTCTATGCTGCTACAGAAGGGACCGGGGCGTTTGACGGCGCTGTCGGCGACCTTGTCGAGACAGCCCTAGTCACAGCTGGCGGCAACTGGACCCTCGGGCTCACGAAGCCGCTCCTGGTCGATGTGGCTGCGAACAAATATCTGTATCTGACCGGCGGTGCCGCCGGCACGGCTGCTACCTACACAGCAGGCCGGTTCTTGATCGAAATCTGGGGCGTGTAAGCGGGAGGCCTCAACCACGAGGGAGGGGCAACCCTCCCTTTCATTGAGTCCTGCAGCAGAAGCACCATAAATCTTAACGGGGGAATGTAATGCCAACGAGCGAAGAATTGGACCTGGGTCTGGGAGATATCGACATCCAGCCGATCCCGGAGCCGAAGAGTAAGAAGAAAGTCGAGACACCAGTCAAGGCCTCGGCCATCGATCCGGAAGACGATCGGGACAACTGGCCGACCATCCGCATCGAGTCGGTTGACGGCAAGCCGAACTACGAGACCATCGTCTGTGGTGGCACCCGAAAGAACGGCAAGCCGTTCCTTCACGAACTGCAGATCCTGCGAGAGCATGACGTAAAGGTCCCACCCTCGGTAGTCAACACTTTGCTCGAGGCTGTTGAGGCCCACCATGTACCCAGGCG